CATATCGTCTTTTGGGCAAAAACAAAAATCTTTAATAATAGAACATTTTGTTAATACAGTTTTTCCATGTCCTCTAGGTAAAATAACAGCTAATTGTTTTACACTATTATCATCAATTGCATCAGCCATTTCGTAATGGAATGGAGGTGTTTCACTCCTCATGAAATCATCAGGAAGAAAAAGTTTACCAAAAGCTATTAAGTCTTTACTTGCTAGTTTTAGTGCTTTTTCTGCTTTGCTTACGTTGTTCTTGTTTATGTTCATCTTTCATAAACTTTACGAATTTATCTTTATCTTTTTTCATAACAATATATTTATCTAAAATATTATCTATCATTATGATGTGTTGTTGAAGTTGCATAAGATGTAGTTCAATGCCCTTTATAGCACGAACCATATCACCTTTAGTTACCCCTTTTCTTTGTATCGGCATAATCTCCTACCATTTAACTTTATTAGCCCAATAAGCTGCTGACATCTTACCTTTTTTTATATTTTTTCTATGTCTAGCTTTAAACGATTTAGCTCTTTTAGTCATCGTTCTATCACCAGTTTTTCCTTGTTGACCAAATCTAATAGTTTTAATTTTACTACCTTCTTTTGCTACAACAATGTGTGATTTTGTTTTGTGACTAGGAGTTCGTTTAGGTTTATTATAACCTGATACACCAGCTCTTTTGAGTCTTGGGTCTTTTTTCTTAGCCATTACCCTTGTCCTATATTGCGTTTTTTATAATATTTATTACTAAGCTTATTTCCATACTTAGTTCTATGACTTTGACCTTGACGAGTTTTTTTCTTACCATTGGTATGTCTTTTAACTTGTGGTCTTAAACCTCTCACTTCTTCTTACGTCTTTTTTTTGCAGTTTTAGCGGCTCTTTTAAAATTAGCTTTTGTAGGAGCGCCTTTTGTACCAGGCTTACGCATTTTTTCTCCAGAACCTGCTTTTATACGTTTACGTTTAGCATGTATATTAGCATATAAACCACGTTTAGCTTTTTTTCTAGGCATTATTTTTTCCTTCTTTTAGTAGTAGTTTTCTTTTTTTTCTTTTTCATAATTGCTTTTTGTATAAACTTTGGCAATTTTTTTTGTTTTTTAGTTAAAGCCATTATTTACCTCCATGAGTTTTAATAACTTTTACGGGCATACTTAAAGAAGCTCCTTTATGTTTTTTAAAAGGTTTAGGTCCGTGTTTCATTAAAACATATTCTTTGCCTTTTTTCATAAAATGATAACCTTTAGGTGCTTTTACTCTCATTAATATCCTCCATAACTTTTCGTACGTTTTTTTGTTTTTTTTCTAGTAACTTTTTTTCTAGTACTTTTTTTTGCTTTTACTACACGTTTTTTCATTTTGTGTGCCATTCTAATTCTCCCAGCAATTTATTTTATCTTTAGTAAATTCCATTGTTATCCACCCAGTTCTTTGTATTCCGTAGAAAGAATATCGTGCATAATCTGCGTAGCGTAAAAATGAACCTCCTCTAATATACCACTTTCTTTTTAAAGTTTCCATACCTTCTTCATCAATTGTTAAAGAATCCATAGGTTTGCAATATAGTTGGTGATTATGTCCAAGGAAAAATACATCTCCATCACTATACACAGATGCCATTTGATTTAATTCATTATCTCCGTTTTTTGCACCGCTTTTACCATGACCGCTTACCATATACCAATCTTTTCCTTGTATTGTAATTTTAGAATATCCTGGTAATCTATAGTAAGGTACAGCCATTTCATTAGCTAAAGTTTTGCAAATATCAAAATCTAATATATTAAAACTTCTTAAATAATCATGATTACCTCCACGAATAAATAAACATTTATCAGCTATTGGTTGTACTAGTTTTAAAAATGCTAAGTATTGTTGTTCAGGTGTCATAGATTGTCCACGTTGATTTATGTTATAATTAGGCGGTATAAGTTCTATCATATCACCATTACCAAACCATCTTGCATTTGGGTCTTCGTAAATTATTTTTATTGCTTCTTGAAACTTTTTCAAATCAAATTCGTTAGCACCTACGTGTACATCCGTTAATCCGTGTACTCTAAGTTTTTCATCGCTATCAACAGCAAATACTTTACCTGGTTCTATTTCAAGTTTGTCGTATTCTTTTACATCGCTAGGTATAGGTATAGAAAACCATTTACCACAAGACTTACAACTAAATTGCTGTTTTATAGTTTCTTTATTTCTTTTCTTACCTTCTTTTTTGGTAAGCATACTACTACAATGTGGACAAATCATTAGTCCTCCTGTGTTGTTTCTGGTAATACTTTACGTTGAGCACCCTCTATTTCATCAGGACTAAACCCTTGAAATAATCCTACTACACCCGTTTCTACTTTTTTAACTTGGTTGCCTAACGTACCTATAGCTTTACCTAATTCTTTAATAGATTGTAGTGCTATGTTTTGGTCTTCGCTAGTATCAGCTAATTGTTTTAACGAACCTAATATGTATGCGTGGTCAATGCCTAGTTCTTTAGCTACTTCTTTAGAAGTTTTTTCTATTTCACTCATTACTCGCTCCTGTTTTAGTAATATTACTGCTTTTTTACGTGCAGTATTACGATTTTTTTCAGTAAATGCTTTCATATAAGCACTAACAGCATCCTTTCCTACTGCGACGCTAGTCGCAAAAATTTTTTCTTTATTCGTACACTTCGTGCGTTCTTTTATTCTTTTATTTGTATTTTTTATTTTTTGTGAAAAAGTATATCTATTGGGATGTTTGGCAAAATCGGTATCCATTTTTGTTTTTGAACTACTAATAAATGTACCAACAATAGTTCTGACATAACCATTATTACTAGAATAGTTTTTGCTATCCTTCGGATGGTGCAGATTTTCAGAAACCTTTAATAACTGTACTATGCGACCATCATCGCTAAGTACCCAATCGCCCTCTCGCCCTTTTCTCCAGTCTTTAACAAGAGGGGTCAATGGATATTCTTCTCTAAATTCTTTTTTTGTATTATAAACATAATGACGAACACCTTTGATTACTTTACTTTGAGGCATTCTTTTTTTCTAGTTGTTTATGTAATGATTCAATAAGATGTAAGACTTGTTTAGGTATAAAATATTTTGTTCCATTGATTTCTATAGGTACACTACTAGTTCCCTCGGCGGCATCCATATCGTCTATTTCATTTAAAACGTATTCCTCTTGTTCTATTTCTGATGATAGTATTTTTTCTAGCTTTACTAGTTTTTGTATGTGTTCAAGTATTTTAACTTGTTCTTTATATGGCAATTTGCCTAGCCATTTTATTGCTATACCCATTTTTTTTCCTTGACAAACCATTGTAAAAGAATTATTTTTAGATACCTAGTAGCTACTAAGCAGATAACATAGTAGATAACTAGTTCTATTTCTTTTTCTTTGGTTCTTTCTTTTTCTTTAACTGTAGTGCAGCTTTTTCTTTTTCAGCTAAAATATCTAAGACAGCTTGTTCTAGCATCTTTTGTTCTTGTTCTTGAGCTAATTCAGCTTCTCGTCGAGCTACACCAGTTAAACCAGATTTTTCTAAGTCTTTTGTAGTATACGTCATAATCTAAATTATATACAACCCATGTTATTTCCAAGAAAAAATATAGCATTTTGAAATGGACCTATATACACACACCCTACCCCCCTTCGGTGGTTTTTGAATTATGCTTTTTTAGTTATATTCGAGTTTTATATTAACCAATATGGAGGTTATAATCTATGGCTAAGATTATTACAGACGAAGCTAAGTTAGCTTTGTTCCAACAGTTTTGTGCGATAAACATCGGTTCTTTGCAGCGTCAGATGCAATTGTCAAAACGACCAGTACCAGATTGGGTAGTTCTCAGAACTTTCAACAGTATTATCGAGTTCGGTAATCAGCTTGAGATGTCTGATAACTCCGCAGTCTCTAGTATGTTGACCAACGTATTAGCGTCTACTGGTGTCAATGTTACTGAAAAGTAACGGGACCGAAGTTTGGGTAGTACTTCGTTAATCAACTACCCTGACCTATCTAACTCCCTACTCTTTCGAAGTTATAGTTACTTAGGTTTTTAAGAATTATCTATTATTATTATTTATATATGATAGATTTATGAGTAGGGGTGTATAATAGTCGTATTATCGAAGTAGAGGTAATACCCGCATATATATACACATAATGTGGATAACATGGGGATAAACATAAATCCTCTTTAAAAAGCTTCTGTAACAACTATAACGATGTCGTAGCTTACCGAAAGGTTGAAGCGGTCAATATAGATGAAATACGGCTATTATAAACATATTTTAAATAAACATGTAACTATGAAATGGAGTGAACTATGACAAGAGAAGTAATAAAAGAAATCGGTAATGTATTAACTAGTGATTATGTAAATGATAACATGGTGTTTACTATATTATCTATTTTAGTGGCGAATGGTAACGCTAATGCAGATATGACCATGGAGGAAATTGACGTAGTCTTAAAAGAGTATTTTACTATCAAGAACTAAATTATGAGGGAGTAGGTAGAGCGACTATGCAATTATTTATACCATTAGTTAGTTCACTTCTCCTACTTCCTTATATTAATCTATAACTTACATGGAGGTCCTATGTATATTAGATTAGAAAAGTCCTTTAATGACTATCTTAGGATAAGTTATGAAGGCAATGGTATGTGGTATTATCGTTGGAATGGTTTAGTTCCAGATGATAATGTTGATACCTGGACTATGATTGATGTAGTCCTAGCCTTTCTTAAATGAAGGGCTTTAGAAAAGTTTTCGTTTACTCAACGATGTCTAGAGTCGGGTGTATATACTCGTTAAATAAACCTGGAAACAGGGATAAAGTGTTAAATGGCTAGGGAGTCAATTAATGCGACATCAGTACCCTGGTGTTTGAGTATGCAATTGGAATACATAAAATACTATTGAGTAAGTCCTTCAGGCGCTTAATAGGAGTTTATATTGGTGTACCATCATCAATTGAGCTAGTAATAGCAATAGGAATAATCCATAGGATATGACATAAAGGTGTAGGAGCCAGGTTGTTGTATTCAGTCGGTGTATAGATACTTATGCGAAAGTCTAAGTATAAGACAGCCAAGACCATGTAAACCTTTTCCTATAAGGAACATAGAGATGTGTTAATCAATAGATTTCTCAAAAGGAAGTCCCGATTG